GAGGATTTCGAAATTTTTTTTCAGGAGCCGTTACCGACAGGTGCAGTTTCTACCTTGGTTACATTCTCCAGTGCATTTACTTTTTTCTATTCTAAAGAGTCCTAGGAATTTTTTCCACAGGAACGGCAGTAGTGGAAGACTGAGTACCATTATCCATATGCCTTGAACATAATAGATGTTATAGTTACTCGTAAACGCCACCACGAGGTAAACCAGTGAGGTTACGATAATCCATAATAAAGCTTTCATTTTTTTGCTTTCTTAGATTTTTTTTCTGGAGCCACAATCTCTGGAGGTTCGCTCTGACAGGACACTTTCCATTCTTCGTCTAGTCTAAGGTATTCTTCTTCAGTAACCTCTTTATCATTCCAACGGAACTTAGTGACTTCAATACCGTGTAATATCATTCTAATATACTCTGAGTTTCATTATAGATTCTATCATCTTCATACCAGTAATGTTCTATGGCACCTTTGGCCTTCTCAGAACTAATATACATGCCTAAAGTTAGTGATACTGTAGTATTGGGATACACTACACACGAATATTTACAGGATGTGCCAGTACCAGTAATAGAGGTTTCACCGATGATTCTACCCATTTGGTCGACATAGTAATATAATGTGGGTTGACCACCATTAATCCATTCTCTAGTTATTTTCATTTTATTATATGATATTTGATATAAAGGATTATTCTTTTATAACCATAGGTGTGCATACTAAATTGGTATCGCATTTCTCCATGGTACCATTCTGTGTGTTCATCCTTACGATGTAGTCTTGATGACTGGTGAATGTATACTTGGCGTTATCGACTGCTGGCATAGAGACCTGATAACCTAAGAGTATGCACATAAGTGCGGTTAGCGCAATCATTGGGTGGATCCGTTATATACTTGAGCTTCGAGATAAGCAATAGATTCTTGGAGTTGCCGAATCTGTTTCTTAAGCTCTTTGTTTTCTTCTGCGATTTCTAGAAAGAGTTTAGTTTCTTGTTCTTTTAAGGTGTCCATGGTTTCCTTTTTAGTATAATAGAGGTGGTTGAGGAAATAAAGAGTTAATATCTTGATTTTTTCGGTATGCTTGGAAGCGCTCGGAAGCGGCGTGAAAACCGAGAGGTCTGAGAGGTTGTAGTGGATAGAGGTGTCGCATTACTTGAGTTCCCAGTTAATACCTATAATCTTGTAAATGATTTTTCTGTACCATGGTGGTGTCACTTTCTGTTTGAATACTACTTGTTCTACGTCTACTGTAAGTTTCGTTGGACTGATATCCATGATTACTGAGGTGGTAGCAATACCATTACCCCAAGGAGATCCAACATATAATGATCCAGTTTCATAAACCGAGTATATCGGCTTTCGGGTATCCGAATTGGAGAAATCCAGGTCTAAAGAAATCTGTTCAGTAAGAGGCCAAAAGAATTCAAATTGAGTTTGATACATTATAGTTTCCAGACCCATTGGTAACCATCATAAATTCTATCCTTAGAAATTGAATCCATAAACTGTTTCACATAAAGACCTTTACCCATATCAACAGGATTATTATCTTTATCAACACATTGTGGATTATCATCTACACAAATCATAGTACCAGGTTTAAGACAAGGCATAATGGCCGTTAATTCAAAAATATGGTGTAATGAAGATGGGTGTGGATTACCCAAATCAAAATCATAAGAATCTAAGTATAATAAATCAATCTTACGATTTTGTGCTTGCCATGATTGTGATTGATAATACAGGTAACTTACAGAATCTCCACAGAAGATATTGGCTTTCTTAGTTTGAGAACTGGCAAATTTTACATTATCTGGATTGATGTCAACCGAATAGAAATCACCACCATGATAATCAACAAAGGTATCAAAGATAGTGGTTGACATACCATCACCTTCAAAGTTATCCTCTTGTCTAGCACAACCAGTTTCGACAATTAATGGATTTTGAATTTGGCCAACATGATTAAGCATCATAGCAAAAGATGGACCTCTTTTGGTTGTTTTGTTTACCAATTCTTGTAGGTGTTTAACTTGTTCTTCGGTCATAATATTAAAATTTGAGTATTTTATCAATCTGTGATCCATAATTATACATCATGTAATAGTATAAAGCAAGACCACCATAATACATAAACAGATATTTACCAATATGTTTACCAAATAGTCCTTGGTTAAAAAAGGCAAAAGTCATACCCAACATAAATGATAATAAATTTATTGAATAGAATGAAATATTAAAGAAATGAAAATTGCTCAATTATTAGTTTCCGGTTGATAACATAAAAAAAGTACCATTGTCATCAAATTGTAACACGAAATAACATATATATTAGTATAAACACTAATAAGGAAATATCATGAAATTAATAAAAATAGTATACACGTTTTTCTTGGATATGGTGGAGGCCTCACATGCGGCTAATCTAGCACGTAATGGCAAAATTAAACAATCACAAGAAATTTATAAAAAGCCTTAACAACCAGTCCATCTGATTGTACCAAACTCATTACGAATAACATTACCACGGGGAAAGTTTTTTGTTGGTGCTTTCCATGAGGCCGCTTTCCAAATATCACCAGTTTTAATTTCTACAAATGAATGTACAGACCGTTGTGAACGAGAACCGTTTTCATACCAATGAATGATTTTGATATACTTTGAACCTACTTCAAAACCAACATCGAAGCCCAAATCAATCTTACATTCACCTCGACCTTTGGAATAATCATCTAAAATAAACTTCTCATAAGCTTCAACTTTATTTAATAATTCGTCTGTTACTTTACTCATAATAAAACTCCTTCTCACATTGTATGTTACTATTATAACACAACCACGGAGGTTGTCAACCAGAGTGTTGTCCTGGTACAACACCACCAAGTTGTTGTATTAATTCGGCAACCTTCTGTCTAGCTGTTACCGATCCACTTGGTATAAAAACATAGATATTTTTCAATCTGGCAATTAAATCATTTTGATTCATAGATTTTTGACCATACTTTTAATTTTTCTTTTTTGGCAGCTCTAGCAAAATTAATATTATTATCTGATACCATACATTGTTCAACCATGATATCAACCATTGCCAATAAATCTCCAAGTTCAGTTTCTAACTGTTCTTTGGTAGATAAAGATGTTTCTTCTGGCCAACGAGATTCAAAACCAAACCTACGAATCTTGCTTACTGCTTGTATTACTTCAGCACATTCTTCTTGTAGAATGTCCATTACTTCATTACTATTACTCACTTGGATCCTCAATAAATCTAATTACGGGTAATGTATTACTTACGATTGTTTGTGCTTCTCTATATGTTATACAAATAACTCGACAAGTAAACACACCATCTTTTATGAAAAGATCAAAAGGCAACGCTTCACCTTTTGGCATCCATTCTTCTTCGATATAACAATAAACATACCATTCTCTGGCTTGTTTTGCTCGAACCATCATATCATCATAAATTTTCTTTGGATTAAAATCTTCAGGTTCAATCATTTCATTCATTTAACAAAGTTGGTTTTGAACCTCCAACATACTCCTCAGCCAGACGTTTAGCTTCTTGTTCATTTGTTGTGGTTCTAACAACTTGCCAAATACTATCTTTATACATCTCTATAGTGTAGTGGCCATTGTGTGAAAAAATTTCAGCTTTCTTGTTTTCATTTTCAACTATAAATTTTGGTATCATTTTATATCCTTAATTATTCCATCAAACGCATATTTTTTAGCTGCTTCTTCGGCTTCTTCTTCTGTCTGAAAGAATTGTGTCAAAAAACATTTATCTTCATTAAAAAAATCTACTATAAACATTGGTGTTACTACACAGGTAGCTAGAAATAATAATTCTGCATGCCGGTGTCCTTGAGCACCAAAAAACGTTACTAATTCTTGAATCATGATATTAGTCCTATAAATCTGTTTAGTACAACACGGTTAGCGATACGACCACCAGCATACTTACTAAAAGCAGATACTAAACCTCTTGTGGTGGCATTTTCTTTAACTACAAATTCAGAATCTTCGGTACCTAATGATTCAGAACGTAGAACATAATACTCATCAAAACCAGCTGAAGTAACTACCGCATACTTACTCTTACGGAAGTTAGACTTAATTGCATCATATGTTTCACCAGAAATTTTTGGATAGAAATCCCAAATCTTTTTATTGAATTCTCGGCCGGTGATAATATAGAAACCAAGTACATTACAGTTAGTGCGAGCCTTTAACAACTTAACAAAGGCACCTGTTTGAGCACTACCACTATATATGTTGTCAATCTTTTCTTGATTTTTTGTAACCGGATCACGAATTACTAAACCACTATTGTTTCGATTTGATCCATAACCAAATTCATAAGAATCTGGATAAATTCTACCATCGGAGCGTTCTTTGTTAATTGCACGTAATGAGTGTCCTTCACCATCAGTCAAGAATACAGTATTCACAATTTGTAGTTTGTATTGTTTCTGAAATTGTGGAATAATTTCCATAGCACAAATGATTGCTTCATTTAATGGTGTACCACCTAATGCCATCCAATTAGGACAATACCTAGGTCTCCTTGCCAAATAAGTTAAAGCACTACCTGCATATGTAAATTCACTCGCTGACATTTTGCTTGATAGAATGTTAAATAATTGAATGTTATGTACATATAAATCTCCTACTTTTCTTACAGCTTCAAATTGTCCACGGCCACCATAAAAACTTTCTTGTGTGGCAAAAGAATATACGTCATAAGGAATGTTTACTTTTTTACAAAACATTACCAATGAGATTAATTGTTTAATTGTATTATCAAGGTGATGGGACATTGAACCAGACCAATCTAAAAACATTACTAGTCCGTGTGATTTACCATTAGGCACAACAGAGATTTTCTTAAAAATATCGTCATTGAATTTGTAAGAGAAAATCTTCTTCATATCCAAATCACCAGTTTTGGCAGTAGAAGCACGTTTCAGTTGTTCGGCATTTTTACGCAATTCAAATTCTTTAACAAGATAACCAACAACTTTATTAGTTTCTTTACGTAGTTTTAAGAAACCTTCAGTATCAACACCAAGATTTCTCTGATACTCTTTATAATTTTTGTAAAAAACTTTATGTCCAACAATAACTTCTTTCAAGTCAATTTTAGGAATATTTGCATAAACATAGTTCTTTGCATTTTCAGCAAAAAGTTTCTTTTCATTTTGGCGATAAGCTTCATCGGTGTATGCACGAACATTATCTCCTTCTACTTCTTTATATGAATAATCATCACGTCCATCCGTAACCTCTACATCTTCATCAGATTCATCTTGTGATTCTGGATCATTTTGTGATGAGTTATTGCCTTCTTTCTCATTATCAGATTCTTCCCAATCATCTTCAAAATCATCTTGATTTTCACCATCATCATCATAACTTTCTGTATCATCATCTTCTTCACCAGATTCAGCTTTTTGTCGTTTACGTTCTTCCTCTTGGAGTTTCATAAAATCAACAATACGGCGAGCCACATCTAAAACATCATCATATGTTTCGGTAGTTTCAACAAGATTTAATAGAAATTTTTCTTCAGCTGAGAATTTGATGCCTGTGGTGGCACCACCTTTACAATACATATTCACACGGTCAACGAAATTCAAAGAGTTTAGGTCAACTCCGTTTGTTCCAAAGAAATCTTTTTCAACCAACTCTTTATAAGCACGATTGAATGAAATACGCAGACCAGGATATTTGTATTTGATTTTACGCTCAATACGAGAATCTTCTACCACATTAGTAACAGACTGTGGAAGTTTTTCTTCTTTAGCACGGTATAGTCCGTCTAATGGTGTGTATAGTGCGTGGCCAACTTCATGACCCATAAAAAGGTCATAAGTGTGTGATGAAATGTTTTCATCTAAAACAGGAACTGTCAAAATACGATTTTTGACATCAAACATAGCAGTAGTAACATTGCGTTGTTCTACCACCAAGTTTTCGGTTGCCATTAACTTGGCAAGTAATGATTTAGACTCTATTAATGACATACTTTCTCCCTAACGAATATGACCATTATACAGGAGTCCAATATTCTGTCAAGTAAAACTTATAAAAGCGTTGTTTAGGTACAACAAATCGTATTATTGATACATTTCCTTCATTTTTTGGTACTCGGATTGATCTTTTTCGAATCCGGATAAGATTGCCCACTTGCGAGTTACGATATCCAAGCGTTTCCAAGCAGGAATTTCTTCATCGTCAGCTTTTGCTTGCTCTAAAAATATTAAATCAGTCATTTTTTATGTCTTTTTCAAAAAAATTGTGCTCAATCGCAGCGGCCAACTTATCGGCAAGCTTCGGATCAAACTTTACGAGGTGATAAGCAACATCTTCAACATCCAAATGTCGCAAATTGAAGAAAATCTCATCTATTCCTCTATGTATTAATGATTCTTCGTGTTTACTTAACATATTTTTTACATTTCATAATAAGATTCATTGGTAACAACTGTGTTACCACGTTTTTTTGCTTCACCAACGCTTTTTAACCAATCCAACTCAATTTTCAATTCTTCAGGACTTAATTCCATCAAATAATTTTCATATTCTTGCCATTCTTCTTTGCTTAACATATATTACCTTCTCATTGATGAAATTTCAACCGCCTCTGTATCGGTAAATACAGGAACGGCATTTGATTTGTGCATTGTTGCAATACCTTTTACTTTATCTCCTGTATATACATTTGGAACAGATTTTGTTGCATGATGTAAATTACTGGTTAAAGAGGAGTATTTTGGAGTTTCTCGGCCAGGAGGAATCACCAGAACTAGCTTGTTTTGTGGAATAGATTTGGAATTGGTCCTAGAAAATTTAGGAACAGGTTTCATAATATCCGATAACCATAAATCATGTTGTAGTTTTTGGGCTTTAGATATTTTTTGTTTTTTTGATTTTGGAATATAACCATAGATTAATAACATAACAATTCTCCGTGAAAGAAGAACCATTATCTCATAATATGTGTATGGTGTCAAGCATTATGTTGTTTTGGTACAACACTATTACCAAAGCCTTATTTCAAAGGCGGACATACCTACTTATAACACAAAAACAAGATTTAAGTGGTAATAATAATGTTTATCAGGATGTGAAATGAATTATTCAATCTTCTGTATCATTAAATTCTTCTTCCAACAATTCTTCTTCATGTTGGGCTAAAATCTTTTTAATCTCAGCGTGTTCATTACGAGGTTGTTTTGAGTACTCATAATTATAATCATCATTGTAATTACTATTTTTTCGGAACTTACCAACAAACTTTGACAACTTTATCTCCTATTTCATTGTTTCAAATGTTATACCCCGAATCTTTGTTTCAGGCATATTATGCATATCCATTTCAGACACATAAGTAATGTCTGCATTTGGATAACATATTTTTACTATTTTGAGTAGTTGACAAACCGTTCCATCAGAATCATTAAAGGTAAATACTTCATCAACACATCTCAAATTTAATACTATATCCCTACGAGTTTCATAATTGTGAACAAACCCACCTACACTATACATCATCCACCAATCACTATGAACACCAACAACCAACCAATCACCTTTTCTCTTACACCTTTTTAGAAATGATAGATTGTTTTTGTCGATTGGATCAAACTCACCTGTTACGATGATTATTTTTTCTTTTTGTGCCATTAGGGTAAAAGATCGGGAAACGCTTCTTTAACAAAAGCATAATTCAAACCTTTTACTCCTTGGTCCTTATTGAAGATACCCATAACAACTTCAGCTTCTCTTGGTTCAAGAGCTTCTAAAAATTGAATTAGTAATTCATTTTGTTTTCTTGGAGATAATTTTTCAGCTTCAGGATGTCCTTCCTGAAATAGATAAATTCTGCGAATCTCTGTTGATAATTGTGATACCGAAATACCAGGTTTAGTATCTGGTACTTTATAATTGTCCGGCATTTCTTTTATTTTCCATTGAAAACCTGGATGATAGGTGTATTGTAAAACTTCAACCAATGTTTTGGATAAATTGCTTTCAATAACTTTCAATTTATCCTTTTTACTTTTGACTTTTTCGAAATCATCAAATACTTCATAAATATTCTTCATTAAAATTCCTCAATCACATCCATTAAATTTCTAAGTTTTTTCTCAATAAAATAATTTAAGAGTTTTTGGCGTCCTGCCGGTTTTGCTTCTTCATAAGTATTTATGATTCTTTCTTTGATATCGGTTGGTATCAAGCTCAAGTCGATGAGTGTTTCATTACGAGAAAAACCAGTTTGTGCTTCACTAGGCCACTCGGAGAGTTCTTCTCTTAATAACTTATCTAATGTACCTTTAGTAATAGGTTTCTGTCTTAACTCACGCACAAAACAATCAGATGGAGAATAGATGTTTGGAATACCATCACCTTTATCGCCACGAATAATTTTCTCTTTCAACTCCGCCATTGGATCAACAGATACAATGAATTTCTTCTGAGCAGGATTATACTGCTTAACCACAAACTTGGATTGTTTATCATTGTATTGTTGTAATTGTAGAAAGTCACCATCACTCGATAGAATCAAAATGTTTTCGTGAGTAATATGTCTTGGTGTTAATGTACCAATAATATCATCCGCTTCAGCACCTTCAACATCAATAACCTTGTATGGAAAGTTTTCTTTGAGTTCTAATTTGAATTGGGCAAGCATATCAAAAAT